AAATTGGGTTGATATTGCAAATAGAAAACCAGATGGGTCTTATCCAAAATGTGGAAGAAGTGGTGGGGAAAAAAGAAAAAATTATCCAAAGTGTGTTCCCATTGCAAAAGCTAGAGCTATGAGTAGAGGTCAAAGAGCCTCCGCTGTAAAAAGAAAACAACAAGCATCTAATGTAGGACCAAAACCATCTAATGTTTCAACCTTTGCAAAAAGAAAAGACATGAGAGGTGGAGGTTTAGTGTAATGCCAAGAGGCACTTGTTGGCATGGATACGAACAAAAAGGAATGAAGAAAAAAGGAAATAAATTAGTTCCTAATTGTGTAAGAGTAGGTAAAGTAAAAGGTGGTTTAGCAAGACAAGCAGCTATTGCTATATCAATGAAAAAAGCTGGTAAAAAACCAAAGAAAAAATGAAAAGAATTCCTAGAAAACCTGGACAACCTGCAAGATCAAAAAAACATTCTGATTTGTACACAGATGAAAATCCAAAAGGCACAATACATGGTTTAAAATTTAAAACAGAAACTGACGCTAGAAAAAGCGTTGCAAAAATAAAAAAAAGTGGACGTAGTAGAGCACATAAAATACAAGCTGCAATAGCTATGGAACAAAGAGCAGGAGTTATGGGTAAAGCTTCTGCAGCAGGTGTATATCGTAAATATATTGATTCAGTAAAAAGAACTAAAAAATCAGATGGAGGAATCGTTGATATGACAACGATGAAATATATTTAATGGGGGATCTTGCATTAAGAGGAAAAGGTAGAGCAATGTTAGCTTCTGGTGGAAGAACACCTGATAATATGCCTGCTAGAAATAAAAAAAACTTTAGACCTACAAAGTCTGGAGCAGGTATGACACGAGCTGGTGTTATGGCCTATCGAAGAATGAATCCCGGCTCAAAATTATCAACTGCGGTAACTGGTAAAGTTAAACCAGGATCTAAATCTGCTAAAAGAAGAAAATCATATTGTGCAAGATCAGCTGGACAAATGAAAATGTTTCCAAAAGCAGCAAAAGATCCAAATTCAAGACTTCGTCAAGCACGTAGAAGATGGAAATGTTAATATAACTAAAAGGAGAAAGCTATGGATGCAGTAACATTTGTTACAAAACTTCAAAAATTTATCAAAGATTCTTACCGAAACATTGGTGATGCTATGATATCTGGAACAGTTGACAGTATGGAAAAATATAAGTATATGCAAGGACAGGCAAATGCCTATCAAGCAGTAATTCAGGAAATCTCTAACCTGCTAAGTAAAAAGGAGCAAAACGATGAAAAAGGAAATGTTATCGACCTCGGAAAAGGAAGTCCCAAAGATAAACCTAGGTCTTGAAGAAAAATATAAAGAAGAAACAAAAGAACCATTAAATCCAGAAAATATAAAATCTGTAGTTGATGAATTACCAACTCCATCCGGTTGGAGATTATTAGTATTACCATTTACACCAAAAGAAAAAACAACAGGCGGAATTATCATATCACAAGAATCTTTAGATCGATTACGAATCGCAACTAATTGCGGTTACGTTTTAAAGATTGGACCACTTGCCTATTACGATAAAGAAAAATATCCAACAGGCCCGTGGTGCAAAAAAGGCGATTGGGTTATTTTCGCGCGTTACGCGGGATCAAGATTACCAATCGAAGGCGGTGAAGTTCGTATATTAAACGATGATGAAGTATTAGGAACAATTCCTGATCCTGAATCTGTACTTCACTATATATAAACATAGGAGGAAACTATGCCAGAAGATAAAAACAAAAAAACAGTTGATATAGATACTTCAGGACCAGAGGTTGATGTTGAATTTGAAGACACAGCAAAACCAGAACCTGAGTTTGAAGTAAAAGAAGAAACTGTTAAAGAAGTAGAAAAAGAAAAACCTATCGCCGCTAGTTCCGAGAAACAAGAAACAAGCGACGAGAAGAAAGAAGCGACGAAAGACGAATTAGAAGATTATAGTAAAGATGTACAAAGACGAATTGCTAAACTTACAAAAAAATGGAGAGAGGCAGAACGTCAAAAAGAGGAAGCTCTACAGTATGCTCGATCTGTAAAAGAAGAAAAAGAAGCAACCCTTAAAAAATACTCAGTTCTTGAAGGAGTAAGTGTTAAGGAACGAGAGGCAAGGATCATAGCAGGATTACAAGCTGCTAAAGCTAAACTTGCTGATGCTAGAGTTAATCAAGATTTAAATTCTGAAATTGATGCTCAAAGAGAAATAGCTAGACTTGGTTATGAAGAAGCTAGATTACTTGAATCTAAATCAGCGTTAGAAGCCTCAGCTTTAGAAAATAAAAAAACAGAAATTCCTAACATTAATTTAAATAGGTCAGTTGAACCTGAAATTAAAGCAGATCCTAAAGCAGAGTCTTGGGGAGCTAAAAATAAATGGTTTGGAACAGATTCAGCTATGACTTATACGGCTTTTGATATACACAAAAAGCTTGTAGATGAAGAGGGATTTGATCCTCAAACTGACGAATATTATGCAGAAATTGATAAAAGAATAAGACTTGAATTTCCGCATAAATTTGTTAATAATGCAACTACGGAATCGACTAAACCAACACAAGTAGTAGCTTCAGCGAAGCGAAGTGTTAAACCAGGTCGCAAAACTGTGAGACTCACCCCTTCTCAAGTTGCTATCGCTAAAAAATTAGGAGTGCCATTGGAAGAATATGCGAAACAATTAAATATCACGAAGGAGGTATAGGCATATGGAAAATGATAAAATAAAAACCCCGCGTGCGAGTCAGTCAAGAGAATCTGAAAAGAGACCTACGACTTGGACTCCACCATCAAGTTTGGATGCACCGCGCCCAAAAGACGGTTTTAAACATCGTTGGATAAGAATGGAAATATTGGGTCAAGATGACTCTAAAAATATTTCTAGTAAACTGAGATCAGGATTTGAATTAGTGCGAGCTGATGAATATCCAGGAGAATCATACTCCACGGTCACAGAAGGTAAATACGCAGGTGTAATTGGACATGGTGGCCTTGTGCTGGCAAGGATACCGATAGAAGTCGCAAAAGCTCGTAACGAGTACTTTGCAAAAAGGACTAGGGAACGAGAAGAGGCAATTAAAAACGATATCTATAAGGATCAGCACCCAAGTATGCCAATCAATAGTGAGAGGCAGACTCGTGTAACTTTCGGTGGTACAAATAAAAAATAATTTTTTAGTAATACCAACGGATTAAACAAACTTAAACAAGGAAAAAAACTATGGCTAACCAAGACGCGCCTTTTGGTCTATTACCAATCGGCAAAGTTGGACAAAACAGAGATGTACAAGGTTTAAGTGAGTATAATATTGCAGCAAGTTCAACTGCTATTAATCAAAACGATCCAGTTAAAGCTTCGGCTACTGGAACGATTAATGTAGCAAACTCAAGTGCTGATACAATATTAGGTTCACTAACTGGTGTATTCTTTACGGATGCTTCAACTGGCAAACCTACGTTTGCAAATCATTTGAAAGCTAGTAATGCTGCTACAGACATAGTAGGATTCTGCACAGATGATCCATATGAGAGATACGAAATACAGGCTAGTTCTACGTTGGCTAAAGCTGATATCTTTTTAAACGGAAATATAATTTACGCAGCAGCAAACAGTGTAAACAATGTTTCTAAAGTTGAAATAGATACATCTGCTTTATTTACGACAAATACTGGTCAGTTACGTGTCATTGGAGTTTCAAAAGGCTTCAATAATGAATTATTAGACGCAACAACATTTGCTACAAACGTTGTAGTAACTGCTATCGTTAATAATCATTTCTATAAACAATTAACAGGAATATAGGAGTATAAATTATGGCTATTTCTAGAGGACAATTAGTTAAAGAACTAGAACCAGGATTGAATGCTCTATTCGGCCTGGAATATAAAAGATATGAGAATCAGCATGTTGAAATTTTTGATGTAGAGACTTCAGACAGAGCTTTCGAAGAGGAAGTAATGTTATCTGGATTCGCTAACGCAGAAATTAAACCGGAAGGATCTGCAGTTGTTTTTGACAATGCGCAAGAAACTTTCACTGCTAGATATACTCATAACACTGTAGCTCTTGCATTCGCAATTACTGAAGAAGCGATTGAAGATAACTTGTATGACAGACTTGCATCTCGTTATACAAAAGCATTAGCAAGATCTATGGCAAACACTAAGCAAGTTACAGCTGCAAACGTATTAAACAATGCGTTTTCAAGCTCATTTAAAGGTGGTGATGGAGTTTCTTTAGTAAACTCTTCTCACCCAACTATTGCTGGCTCATTTAGTAATACGTTGTCAACTCAAGCTGATTTAAATGAAACTTCTCTTGAACAATCATTGATTGATATCAATTCGTTCACAGATGAACGTGGTTTAAAAATTGCAGCTCAAGGTGTTAAATTAA